ATGCGCGGCCTGATAGAGCTGCAGGAGACTTACAAAGACCGTGGAGTTGAGATCGTCGCCGTCGCGGCACACGAAAGCGCTGCGTCCGCCGATGAGGCTCGGGCCCAATTGCGCGCGTGGTTGGCCCAGTTCAAGAAGTTGAACTTTCGGGTCGCGTTCGACGACACAGGCGCAATGGACACGCTTTGGATGGAGCCGAGTTTTTCTGTTGAGATTCCGCAGGCGTTTGTGGTCGACCGCGACGGCTACATCGCCTTTATCGGCCATCCGCGCGACCTGCATGAGGTTCTGCCGAAAATTCTTGATGGCACCTGGCGTACCAGCGCTCAAGCGCAAGCCGCCGAAAGGGAGCGGATCGCCGAAGATGCACCGAAAGCGCGCGAAGAAGCGTTGAAGAAGCAGGTCAAAGCCAAATTCGCGGCAGCGGAGAAGATAGAGGATTGGAAGACGGCGCTTGCGGCAATCGAAGAGGGCGTCGCCCTCGATCCGAATAACCTTCTTTTCCGCCAGCAGCATGTCCATCTGCTGCTTCATAAAATGCACGACATGCAGACTGGTCTGCCCGTGCTACGCCAATTGATTCGCGACGGAATCAACACAAACTACAAGATGATGCAGGAGACGGCGTTTTTCGAACTTTTCAACCCGGCGCATGACTACTCGCAATTTCCGTCTGTCGAGCGCTTCGCCATTGGCAAGGAGCTCTCCGAACACATTCTGGCACAGGCTCGGCTGCAAGATGACTACGACAGGGCGGTTTCTTATCTTATGGTCGCTTGGTACTATCATGCGAGCGGCAACAAAGAGCGCGCAGTCGAGTTGCTCGAGCTGGCACTGCAGCCGCTGGACGGGCCGGGTCCTGATGGTTTGAAAGATGATCTGCTGCAGACCCTGGCCGACTACAAGGGCGAGAAGTAGCTCATTGTGTGGTCCCGCGGGCGAATATTTCGACCGGGGGGCCACGCCGAAGCCGGAGAAGAAGAACCCGGCTGAAAGACGAGTCTTGAATGACCCCCATTCCATTTGCACCGGAGCTCGGGGGCTCTCGTAGCGGAGGCGCTATAGTGTTTCCCTGTCTGAGTTCGCGCCCGGGGAGCGGAACAAAAGTCGCCCGCATGACTTTCTGTGTCGCCGAGCAATTCGGCATTCAGGTCCCCCAACCTGTTACTGGTGCCCGCGTTTAGTCCCCTTCGCGGGCACTTTTTTGTCCGTCGATCTATTCCTTGCCGAGATCCGGAACATTCCAACGAACACGCTGTTTGAAGATGGTTCCTCTTCAAGTAGGTTAATTTCCTCTGGAATCGTCGACTGAGTTGATACACGAGTCGACCAACTGCAGCGCTCCTTTTGAGTTGTGCTAGGAGCGCTGCCTTTCCAGCAGGACGAATAGGACCTTAGGCCGGCTCGTCAATGGCAAAGGTCTTAGGCTTGCCGCCGAGCGAAACCTTCTGAATAATCCGGAGTTGTCAGCCCGAGCGGCACTCGTCAACCGCTCGGGTGAGTGATGCCCTCAGAGCTGCACAAGTAGTCCCTTCTACGCAGCTTTGAGGCGCCACCGACCGCAGAGCACAGGAAATTGGTTGATGCACGACAAAGAGAACCACCAGCTGCCGGAACAAATTGAATTTACAGACGAGAAGAGGGGATCAGACAAGTCAAAGATTACTATCGCGGAGCGGCGGAAGCTGGTGGGCGTTACCCGCGAAGCCGACTCCGCTCGCCTGGAGGCGCTGGAATATCTCGGCAGAAGGTGGCTGTCACATCGTTGAAAGTGCCAATTCACCTCAAGCAGCGGCTCGCGACGTCATCGGCGCTTCGTCAAGTCAGGGTCTCGCCCCAACGCCTTTGCAATCTTCCGATAGGCGTGCCCGCCCATTCCCGGTATCCGCAGGATGTCGACTGTGGAAAGGTGCTGCATATCTCCGACCACCTCATATCCGAGCTGGTTAAGCTCCGCGAGGAGGTATGGCTTGAGTTTTAAGTCTGAAAGTTTCGTGTCCATACCCCGAATAAGATCAAACTAAATCGCAGCGCGCCATTGAATGATTATTCAAATCAGCGCCGCAGTTGCGCCCCGTCGCGTTGGCCAGCTTCGATCCTCTGCAGGATCTCGCGCATCACACGCGTGTCGATGGAAAGGCTGTTGAGCGTGTTCTCGACAGCCTTCATTGACGTCGCCGCTTCGGCCGCCTGCTTCTCCACCGCCGAGATCCGGAGCTCGTGATTGTCGATCTGCCGAAGGGAGACTTCGGCCGCTGTAAGGCGCTTGTCGAGGCGATCGATGGAATTAGCCTGCGTATCCTGGTTGGCGTTCACCCTCTCCCAGGTCGCCCCCCACGCCACGAGGCCGCCGGCAAAGCCAAACAGGATCACCAGGGTGTTGAGGTTATATTCAAACCTCCATTTCGGGGTCGCGACCATCTTTTCGGTTTCCTGTGTTTCAGACAATCCCTTGCCCCTCGTATGCAAATGCCAGATCGAAGATTACTTGCCGCAGCCGAGCGAGCTCAGAAGCCCGTTATGGGCCGCCACGTCGTTAGCGAATGGTCTGTCGCTCTGGAGAATGTAGACCGTCGTCTCGAGCTTCGGCCCCAGCGGCTCGAAGCCGTCGCACACATCGCGCTCTCCCCTCTTTTGAAACTTTGAGTCTCGGGAGCCTTGACTGAAGTTTCATTACCACCGCGTCGGTCACCGATTTGAACGAAAGCAAAGTCCCCGGCGTCGCTTTGATTGGCGTCATTAGCACCGAGGACCTGATTGGGATGCAGAATTTGAGTGGCCATCTGGTTGCTCCTTTCCACGGCTCAAACCTAGCAGGAGAAGCAACCGTGAACTGGCAAACGTCTGACCAGAAACTGATAAACGAAGAGAAGACCGGACAGGCAACGAAGATGAGTTACGTAGACGCTTTCACTCCCCAAAAAGCCGCGACATACGCGCGCCGTATGGTCGAGCGCGAGACGCGCGGTAACGGCGATCAGTTGAATGCACTTGAAAGGGTCGGCCGCAAATGCGGGCTGACGGCGCGCTCCCTGCGCCGGTCGATCAGTGGAGAGACTAAGGACCCAGGCATCTCGGTTTCTCCCGCTTTCGAGCTGCCTACATTGACTGCTGCGCTCGCCACTCTTCGTCGACTGGCAGGCCATAAGAGCCGCACAAATCGGCAGCATCAGCAGAAGAGACTTGCGCATCGATCTCGCCTTTTTCGCGGAGGATTTTCACAGAGGATTCCAGCGCCTCGACGGCCATAGCCTGGCGCTGGTGTGCTTTGTCTTGGAAGTACTCGACCGGCCCGGCCACGCTCATCCGCATGTCCACGGGGAAGAACATCAGACCATCCCCTCGACCTGTTTCGCCACCGCCTGCCGATCGGCGTTCTTGCGCCAGTAAAGGAAGCCGGCGATCCCTCCGAATGCGACGAGGATCAGGAGAAGGTTCTGCCAGGGAATGCCGCCGATCGCGGTGAGGATCGACGCACCACTGCCGCTGACGGCCGGGACGATGACCTCTTTCGACTTCCACCACGGCGCATCGAGGCTTGGCGGCGTGACAGGAACCGGTACCAGCTTCTCCTCGGTCACCGGCGCGACCTTGACCTCCGGCCGCGCCGCTTCGCCCGGGGTGAGCGCCACGAGCGCCGTATGCATCGCAGCACGGGTTTTCGGGCCGACATCGCCGTCCACCTGCAGGCGCTGGTCGGCCTGGAACTGAAGGACGTTGTCGGCGCGGTAGCCGAGCAGCACGAGCGAGATCCGGGCCAGGCGGTCGAAGCGATCGGCCAAGCCGTTCTTGCCGCCGTTGATCTTCTTCGTGATGGTCTCGGCGTCGCCCTCGTCTGCCCAGCGGTTCAGGTCGCGGGTGTCCCAATAAAACAGAGGCACCAGGCCTTCCCAAGGGTCGGTATTGACCGCGTCCGGATCCTTGACGAAGTCCGGACAGTCGAGGCCGACCGCGCGGCACCAGTTGCGGAACTGGCGATAGTTGTCCTTGCCGGTAAGCTGCATGCCGGTGCGGCCGCGGTAGAGATGGCCGTCGCCATCCTTCTCCGGCGTGTTTCCAAGATCGGTGCGGGTTTCGTAGCGCTGTTGCGCCGGCGTTGGGCCCCAGATCTCGCGATCGTAGCGGAGGTCTCCGCTTTCATGCATGAGCTGGGCGAAATACTGGGAGAGACGGTGCGGCCGATCCATACCGAAACGCTCCCCGTACCTGTCCAGTGCCACAAGCACGGACGCGAGGTTGCTCTCGTTCACTTTGCCCTTTGCGGCAGCGCGAACGTGCTGAGCGGTGATGGCGCTCATTCGTTTCTCCTGATTGTCGTTGGGGAATGCTCGGCGGGCTAAGCCGCACTGGGTAATGACGGCCGGCGGTGGTCCGGCTTAAACTGACATTGGTCGTCTTGCCCCTCGCAGGCGGCCGGGAGGCTCGTCGCCGGCGGTAGCCCTTAACGGCCCGCGCCATTGATCCCACATCAATGGAAACAGGGGCTTGGACTTGGACATAAAAGACAGCGAAGCGGAAAGCGCCGGCCCAATCGAGCTGGTTACTGACCTCTCAGAAATCGCGGCACAGTGCGCCGCTTCGGATCTTCTTGACTTTGCGGCACAGCTTGCCGGCCTCGCCGAGGACCTCAAAGCTCTAGCGGCAACCCCGATCGAGCCAATACCAACGGCCGCCGATCCCGACGATCAGCTTGAAGCAAGCTCGGAGTAGCAGAAGTACCGGCGCCGTCCGCCACGCCTCGTAACATGGCGGCGTCTTTTCATTCCCAAACGTGAGTTCGAGGGCGGCGGGAAGAGTTTCCCGAGCCATAATCTCTCCTGATTCCTGGTTGTGTTAAAGCAGTTGAAAGGTCGACGGCAGGCGACGACTTGTTGAAGCCGCCCGCAGGGTGGCATTCCGCGACTGTCTGGCGTACATGCGCCTGGAAATCAGGAGCATGATGATGGCCGACAAAGCAAAGCAGCCGCAATCGGAAGATCGCGGCGAGGAACCGCAAGCGGACAAGGCACCACAATTCGACCCTTGGGAGGCCGAGTTCAAGCGAGACCTGCAACGCAATGATCGCGATTTCGACTTCTGACGTGCGATCACGTCGCTCGTCTCGAATCCTCGCTTTATGAAAGCAGAAGGCCCCCTCTCTCTAGACGAAAGAAGGGGCCGGGCGTCTGAGCGTTCGAATTCACAGACGCTGCAAGTCTAGGCCGGAAATGGCGCGTTTTTCAAGCGCCGCTGCAGAGACTGCACGATTTGTTCATGGTTCACCTTGTTGCTGAGGAACGCAGGATCGCCGCGCCGAGAGCACGGTTTTATCCATCTGATTTTTCCTTGGAGTTGAGATGATCCGAAGCGGATCAGGGTGTCAGTTCAGCAGACGCCTGCTAGATTGCCGGCCAGACAAACGCCGGCAGCTCGGCCATGAACTCTTCCACACTCGGCTGCGGCCGCTCGCCGGCGAGCACCTTCACCAGCTCGGCCGTGGAATAGGTCCACACCGCCGATCGCCAGGCGAAAAGCGCCTCGCCTTCGGCCGAGAACTGCGGGTTCGGATCGCCGCGATAGGTGATGGCGGTCTGGATGCCATCATATTGCCGCTCACGCGCCTTCGCATCGAGATGCGCCTGGATGGCGGCCGAGTATTGCGCCTGCAGCGCTGAGCACGCTTCCGCCGCCTTCTGCTCGGCCGTGACAACTTTCGATAGGTCAACCGTCCACATCGGCGGGCTCCTCTTCAGCAGGATCAGGGATCGACGGCTGCGGATCGGCCGGTAATGCAATCACCCCGTCGGGCGGGTCGATGAGTGGCGGTGGAAATGCGACTGCCTGCGACGGGTTCGGTCCGTGCGGCAGGATGAGCGTCAGGTGAAGCTCGCCGGCGGTTCGTTCGACGGGTCCGACAAGCCATTCACAAGGAACCTCGCCGGCCGGGATCGTGGCGCCGTCCGGCAAGGTCGAGAAGTCGAATGGCACACCGTTGATCGTGAAAACGTCGCCTGCCTTGGTGACCGTCAGGAGGTCATCGCGGCGTTGGGGAGAGAACTTGATTTGCATTAAAACCACCTTCCAAGGGCACCAAATCGGATCGTGTCGCTGGTCCGGGAGGCATAGGCGTAGGCCGACCCCACCCACGAACCGAATGCAGTTCTGGGGTTCACCCAGGCGTTAATTGTCGTCGTCACGTGACCGAACCCTACCGGCTGAATTCCGGTGAAAAGTACCGGCATCGACGCACTCACGGCATTGGAATAAAAAACGTTGCCAGCAGCCTGGGTCATTGCGACGGGAAGTTCCGGTGACGTGCAAATCATGGTGCCGTCGGCAAATTTGACGTACTCCCCATTGGCATTGCTGCCCCGTTCAATGACGGCGCCGGCAGGAAAGCCCGCGGAGTTTGAAACGGTCCCCACAACCGGCAGCTCAACGATCGTCCAGTCCGTCCAGCTTGTGCCGCCGTTGACGGTGTTCCTTCTGAAGACCTGGTTGTTGTCTCGGTAGAAATACTGAAACACGGCATTGGCGCTTCGCTGGAGAACCACGAGCGTGCCTGTCGTGGCTACCGAGGCGGCTCCGGCATAGGTGTTGGCCCAGTTCCCCGAGAGTGTGTAAACGCCGGCAACGGTGATCGTGTTGAGGTCGCCATCGACCAATCCGACATCACTGTTAGCAGGGGATCGCACGGAGCCACCCCATACAGGACCAAGCTTCAGGAGTGCGTCGAGCACACCAGCCGACGAAAGCAGGTCCCGCCCCTTTGCCTTGATGTCCGCAAGCGCGCCCGAGTTTGCACCGGTGAAGTAGGCGAACTTGTCCGCCGCGGGGTCGAGCCCGGCTAGCGCAGCCAGCGCCGCATTGTCGAGCCTTTGGATATATGTCGAGAGCGCCTGGGCGTTGACGGTCTGCTGCTGCAGGTAGGCAGTGTCGCGGATGATCCAGTAGCCCTGCCCGGCCGCCGTGGTGCCCCGCCATGGCTTGGCGAGGGTGAGCTGGGTGTTGCTGTCGACCGAGAGGATCGGGACCGGGTTACCGTTGCTGCTGTCGAGGCCGAAGAGGCCGCCGGCGATCAACGCCGTCGCCCAGGCAGTCCCGGAGCCGGTGACAACAGCGCTTCCGGCGGTCACGGAAACCGTGCCCGTTACATAGGGTATGGTCATGTCAGGAGTTCCTAAGCTGGAATGCCGAGAATGTAGTAGCGGATGCCGAGCACGTGATCGGCGCCTTCCGTTCGCCACGTGCCTGGATCGTCCGCATCGTTGTAGTAATCACCGGGCTGACCGCGATTGGTGACAAACGTGGCGCTTGTCTGCGTGAGCCGGCAATGGGAACTATCACCGCACTCAAAATTGCTGCTGGTCGAATAGACGCGTTGACGAACGGTCGGAAGCTTGATCGACTCGGTCCAACTACCAACGCTAGTTTCGGACCCCGCCCCGTGTTTGGTCATGTATTTGACCATAGGGAACATGCCGGAAGCGTCAAAGTTAATGACCGTTTGGAGCGGGCTGCCTACCGCAACACTGAAATAGCCTTCCGCAATGATTTGCACACAAGGCCAACGGGTATCGATGATGATATCCGCCCAAGATGGCGGGTTGGCGGAACCGGGGCGCAAGAACTGCACAACGTCCTGGCCGCCTTCCGTGAATTCCCTTAGCACGCGATTACTGCCGTTCGTCGGCGGGTCTCCTGCGTCAAGGTAGAGCATGAACCGGGCGCGCATCGTATCGGACGAATTGAAATAAATTCGCGAGCCGCTGAACCAATAATCCGCACCCAGGCCGTTGCTCATGTTCGGATTGAACGGGTAGTAGATCGTTGATCCCTCGTAAAAATGAACATCAAGGGCGATGTTTGCCGGCAAGGTGATGCCGGTCTCATAGAAGGATTCACCGGCAGGAATTGCGATGTCCGCAGCGGCAATGACCTTCACGGGCACACGGCGGCTGTCGAACGAAACCTGCCATTCGTTTGCCGTCTCCGCGTTGTAGCCGGGCTTGGCAATTATCATCTTATCGGATCGCAGAATGATGTTCTTCGATCCATTTGGAGCCAAGGGCGGCGCTTCCAGCGAAGGGTCTTCATTGCCGGGGAGGTTCCACACGATCAACCGCTTGTCTCGTGACAAGAAGCGGTTGTATGCATCGTCATTCGTTGACGTGGTGATTTTGGCGTAAGTACCGTATGGGAAATCACCCCATTGACTGACACTGCCGCTAAAGTTTTTCACCCACGGGGCCTGATACCAGTTCCCCATAAAGAAATAGCCGCCTTGGTCGTTATAGTATTTCCCTGAATAGCGGCGCTGAATTCGCTGCTGGTTGAAACGCCCGGTGTTCGTCCGTGTGGCTTTCACGCCAAACAGGGGCATGTTGTATTTGCATTTGGGGAACGCGGAATTACGGAACAGCCATGTCGACTCCCCGCCGCCTGATCCTTCCATCTTCTGATAGTTGGACGCGTTCGACCCTGCCGGGTAATAATTGTATTGGACACTTCCGCCAGAGCTAATTTGGTTGATACGCTCGATATGCGCAATCGATGCGTTCAGAGCGTATTTCGAGTTATAGAGGAACTTCGACCGCTGACTGTCCGGCGTGGTTCGCGGATTGTCGGCGTCATTCTTCATGATCTTGATGCAGCCGGCGCCGGTGCTATCGACGCCAATCATTGTCCTGGTCATCAGCTGAAGATCTCGATCGTGCCGTTGTTGAGGTCGATTTTCATTTTGCCGTTCAGTGACTGAAGAAGACCGGCGTTGACCGTGCCGATGTTGGCAATCGCCAGCTTCAACTCTCCGTTTTCGAAGACGAGCGGATAGTGGCGGCTGTTGCCTGACGTGACGAGGAACTGATCTGCCTGCACGGCCATGCGCGACTTCTGCACACCGCCTTCGGTGTAAAGCTCGACATAAAAGCCCGACACCTTGAAGCTCTGGTTGGTCCCGGCCCGCAACAACACCGAGAAACGGGCATCGACGCCGGTCGGCGCCGCGACCGCCTCGAACTTCACCAGCCCTTGTGCGAACCGGCCGTTGAAGTCAGCGCTCACGCCGCTGATGCTGCTCGCAAGCGCCCCGTCGCCGTCTGCGCGAGCGGTCTCCTCGGCGATCAAGCGGGCGAGGTTGCCATCGACTTCAGCGTCGAGCGTCGTGATCGAGCTTGCGAGGGCGCTGTCCGTCGTTGCGCGCACGGTCTCCTCGGTGATCAGCCGCGCGTTTGTGGTGCCGAGGCTAGCTTGCAGATACGTGAGCAACTGCGCCATCGCCTCGTTCTCGGAGACGCGAACTCGGCGCTCCTCGGTGATCTGCGCCAGCGCGTCACCTATGGTGGCAACGATCTGCTGGCGCTCGATCTGTCCGACAGCACCCTCGAGTGAGAAAGCATCCAGCAGCTCGACCAGGCGCGGCCGGAAGAATTCGTCCAGCTCCTGCTGCAGTTCCTTGAAGCGGTTCAGCGCGTCGTCCTGCAGTTCCTTCAAGCCGGTCAGCAGCGTCTGCAAGCCGGTCGGCTGCGCCGTCGTCATCCAGGGCGTAAAGCTGCGCAGCCGGTCGGGCACGGTCGTGATGGTCGCCCGGGCGTTGTAGACCTTGCCGGAAACGACGTTCTTCGTGGTGCGGAAGCTACCGGCCTCGGGCGAGGTGCACTGATCCTCGAACAGCTCCATCGTGCCTTCGATCTGGTAGACGAAGCGGACGGCCGTGATCGTCGGATCGTCCGGCGGGGTCCAGGTGAAGACGAGCGCCGGCGTATCATAGCCCTGCGCACCATTGATCATGCCGACGGCAACATTGAAGTTCTGCACGGTCGAGAGCAGCGACGGATTGATCGGCGGCGTCGGCGGCACGACGATTGGGCCGGGCTCGATGCCGTCGTCGTCATAGATCGCCGCACTGGTCTCCGAAAGCACCAGCGTGATGCGCAGCCGCTCGTCGGCCCGCCATTCACTGATCAGCCAGCTCTTGCCACGCCAGGTGATCCACTCGCCTTCCTGCACCGCAAGGCCAAAGCGACGGCTGACGGGAACCGTCGCCTTGCCGCCCATGCGGTTTTGCCGATTTCGGATGTTGAGCAGATACTGCGCAATGTCCGGATCGGTCACCTGCAGGAAATCGATGCTCGTCTGCCGGTTGCGGCCGTCGGCGGCAATGTCCGCATTCACATAGACCGGCTTCAGGCTCTCCGGGTTCCACATCGACTCAATCGAGGTGAACTGGCCGGAAAGATGGTTGAAGCGCTCGAAGGCCGACGGCCGGAACTGAACATCCTTGGCGCGGTCAATCGGGATGTCGGCCGCAGTCAGATCCTTGACCGGGATCTGCGGCGCGCCAGGAATGACGCCAGAAAGGCCGCGGCGGTTGAGGCCATAGCCAGCCATCGCGTCATCAAACTGCTTCAGCACCTCTGTGTGGTCATCGTCGCCGCTGACGAAGACAGAGCACTCATAGGTCTTCTTGCCGTTCGCCCGCAACGTATCGCAGACGTTCATCGCCACGAAATAGGTAGCGAGATCGATCTGGCCGAGGCTCTTGCCCTCGCCGATCAGCGTGCGGCCGGAGACAAGCGCGCGTAAGCCCAGCTGATAATTGAGGCGGTGCACGGCCGGGTTCTTCGTGTGCACCCAGGTCGACGGCGTATTGAGCCGCTGCGTCCCGGAGCCACCGGCAACGGTGGAGTCCTTGCGCGGGTCGTATTCGCGAAGCCCGCGCAGCACGAAATCGATGTCCGGCTTGCCTCTGCCGGCGTCGCGGAAGAACTCGAGATGATAGTAGCGCTCGACGACGACATAGCACATGCCCGCAAGCTTGCTGGTCACCTTCCACTTGTTGCCGAGGTTGGCCGTGACATCGACGAGACGCTGGTCGACGCCCTGCCCCGGCCGGCCGTCATAGAAGCGGATAGAGATCGCGCTGTTGCCGTCGCCGTCGATGAAGCCCTGCACGCCGTAACGCGCGACCTCGTTGCCGATCGTCGCCTGCGCCACGAGGTTGTATTTCTCGCCATACATGTAGACGTACGGCTCCAGCCCGTCGCACCAACCATTGGCGAGGATGAAGACTTCGGCATTGCGCTTGTTGCCCTTGTCCCACTTGGCATAGAAAGCGCGCTGTCCCTTGGTCTTGCCGACGCCGTAGAGCGTGCCGACCGGCACGTCGCCGCCGAACTGGATCTCGCCCTGGACGGCCGTGTGCTTCTGCTTGCCCTGTTTCTGCTGGGTGAGCTTGCCCACGGCAAACTTGGCGCCGAAGGCGAGCGCGCCGCCGATCAGGCTGGTGGCGAGCGCAGAGCCGCCGAACAGCGCACCGGCGATGGCCGTCGCAATTGAAGTGAAGATTGCCATACTGGATTATCCGAGATGAAAAGCTGCAATGACGTCGGCGAGGCCATGATCGCTGCGGCCGCGTTCGGTCTTGGTGACGAAACGGGCGCCGAGGCAGACGCCAACATGTTCGGCGCCATCGGCAAGACGCAGGATGACGAGATCGCCGAGGCGCGCTTCCGCCCCGCCCTTCGGCTGCTGGCCGAGCTCGGCCGCGAAGAAGCTCACCAGCGACTTGTACCCGCGCCGGCGCAGCGCCCGCTGCGCACCGGCAAGCGTCCGATAGGCGCCCCGGTACCGCTCAGCGGTGGCCGAGCCCGTCAGCGCATCGACAAAGGCGCAGCCGAGCATGAAGCAATCGGCCGATCCATAGGCATAGGGTTTCGCAAGCTCACGCGTAAGCGTGGCTTCGACGATGCGGAAGCGGTTCATGGGGACCTATCAGGATTCGACATTTTCGACTGGGGATGCTTATCTCCCGCAACTTCCAGGAGAGATAAAGCATGGCGAAGAACGAGCAGGCCGTTGGGGCCGGAGTAGCAGCGCAAGCATTGGCGGCTGCTGCGCTGGAAATGCTGCTGTGGTTAGGCCACGACGACGTTATTGAGGAAGTCAAGTCGATTGCGTTGCATACTGTGAACCGGTCCATCGACGAAGCATCGAACATAGACAAGGATCGGGCGAAAGATCACGCCCGCCACGCCTTGTTGGCACTCGTTGAAACCATTAAGTTGAAGCAGGCGACGGACAAAACACGGCAGGATCGATTGTCATAACAAGAGAGCCGTTGACCTCCCGATAGCTGTGGCCAATCGAAGAGGCTATCGTGTTCAGTCTTTGGTTGGCGTCTCCGGGACATTCGTGCGGCGCACGCCCTGAGACTTGTAATCTACTGCTATTACGTTTTTCATCGAAGGAACTCCTATCGGCTCACCTGTCCCCATTCCTCGGGGATGGTCGCATTCGTCGCCACGAGCTCCAGGCCCGTGTCGGTCGGATCGTTGTCGAACTGCTGTTCAGCCTGCGAGCGCTTGACGCCGGTCGAGCCCCGCGCCGACCGTCCGGGCGGCTGCAGGTCGATCATCATCGTCAGCGTTCGTTCGGAGCCCGAGACCGCGCCTTCGTTGTAGCGGACCTGGTCGATCTCGTAGATGGTGGAGACCAGCACCCCGACGACCGTGCTGGAATTCGGCGCACCGCCGAGCGAGGTGATGATGACTGGCGCGTTCTGGTAGTTGAACTCCTCGATCCTCGCGACCGCATCCTCAGGATCGGTCACCGGAATGTTGGAGAAGACGACGGTCCGCGTGGTGACGGCGACGCCGACGGCGCTCACCAGGTCACCGGGCTGGAGATACCGGTTCGGCAGGTACAGCAACCCATTATAGCTGAATTTGCGGCCGCCGCGGTGATAGCCGACCGTTTTGCCGGGCAGATCGAAGCGGATCAGGTCGAGTATCGCGAACTCGCCGCTCTCGACCAGGTTCTCGACCTCTGGGGAAAGCACGCTCATGAGAGGAACAGCTCCGTTGCGGTAAACTGGACATTATAGTTCGGCCAGGTCTTCGGCAGGCTGAAGCTCCCCGCGTCCATTTCCATGATGCAGGATGGCTTCTCGAAATGGACGGTGCATGGCAGGGTGAACACCTGCAGGTCGAGACCGAAGCGGATCTTCAGGGTCACCACACCGGCCGCACTTGCCGTAGCGGCTTGCGTAATCCGATGCAGCGATCGCACGAAGGTCGATTTCCGGACCTCGACATAATCGCCGCGCCCCAGCTTAAACCCGGCAGGCAGTCCCGAAACGACGATCGTGTTGCCGTCAGTGATCGACTGCAGCACGGCGTCACCATTGAAAGCACCTCCGCCAGCCTTCACGCCGGAAAGGGGATTGCTGCCCTGATAGGCGATCGGCCGTGGTCGGTGCGCATCGTAGCCGGCGATTACTCCGCCGTCGTTCGCATCCATGTTGAAGGCATCGAACAAGGCCGCCTCGGCCGTTGTCAGCTTCGACGCCGAATAGGACGCTATCCAGTAAGGCGTCCCGGAATAGGCCGTCTCGGTACGCCTGCCTTCCATGCGGTTCGTGTCGCGGATGCGCACCGGGTCGAACGCGACCTGCCCGTAAACCACGCTCGGAAGCGAAATGACAAACGCCATCAGAAATCTTCCCCGCCATTCTGGCGATAGTTCGCCCGGGCTTCCTCATTGCTGCGGACAATACGCACGGTCTGGTCGCCGGTCTGCTCGAGGATGCTGGCCAACAAATCCTTGCTCAGTACGATCTCAACGACGGTGCGCCCGCCGCCACCCTCGCCATCGCCTGATGCGCTGGACAGCTTGCTCGGCGCGATGATGCGGCCGTGGCTGGTCGGGGCAAAGAACTCGTCCTCGTATTCGTTCACCCGGTAGATGCGCCCTGGAGAAACATCGCCGCCCCCAGCGCGCGCGCCGCCATAACCGAGGAAATCGCCGAGTGTCGTGGTCGGCATGAAGTTTGAGGCGGAACCGGCTCCGCCGCCGAAGATCTCGCTGAATAGTGAACCGAAAAGCCCCTTCCCGTTCGTCTGGACATTGATGATCTCGGACAGCAGCGCCGCGATCGCCTCCTTCGCGTCAAAGCTGCCGTCGACGATGCGCATCAGCTGATCATCCAGCACCTGGCCCATCCGCTCGGCCGCCTCCTCGCTGCGCTCATACTGCTCGGCCAGCGCCTCCTCCGCAGCAAGCTGGCGGTATTTTTCGTCGATGAGCGCCGAGATTTGCTGGCCTTCCTTCGAGGTCGCCTCGACACCTGCCTCGCGCAGCGCAATGGTGCGCTCCCGCTCGATATCGGTGAGGCCTATGATCGCCAGTTCCTCGCGCAGCGACGCGATGACGTCATCGATCGCCTTCTTTTCTTTCTCGGCTTCCGAGACTTTCTTGGACCGGCCACCGCCTTTTTCTTCCGTGGGGATCGGCGTCCAGGTCCTCTCGGCCGGGCGGTTCATCGGCTTGAGGCGATCGCTCAGGATGTTAACGATCTTCGCCTCTTCTTCCGCGAGTTTCCGGCTCTCTTCCTTCAGGGCTTCTATCTGCCCGGTGTAGCCGGCAAGATTCGCGTTCTTGCTATTTTCAAAGCCAAGTTTCCTTGCGACATCGGAGAGCTTTTCGTCCTGTCGAGCCTGCGCCTCCTTCTTCTTGAGAATTTCATTCTCGATCTCGAGCCGACGCTCGCCGATTTCTGCTTGCCTCCCCTGAAGCGTGCTGTTCATCTGGTTTTGGAAATCGCGAAAACCGTCGATAAACTCCGCCAGGCTGTCGGCCGCCGAGACGATGGCGGATTTCAACTTCGTGCCGACTGTCGTCGCAAGCATGTTGAACTTGCGGTCGACGTCTGCAGCCTTCTGGATCATCTGCTCGTCAAGAACGATGCCAAGGTCGTTCGCCGCCTGGATGGTATCGCGGATGCCCGCTTCGCCCGCCTCGATCAGCTGCACGAACTGCTCGCCGCCCGCCCCGCCAAAGATCTCGTCCATGACGCGGATCTGCGCAGCTTTATCGAGCTCGCCCAGACGGCCGATAATCTCGGTGAAAAGCTCGGCAGGGTCCTCGAGCTTCTGTTTCAGATCTTCTGCGGAATAACCGAGGCGCTGGAAAGCCTCGGCCGCCGAGCCGCCTCCGGTGACGATGAATTCGTCGGCGCGAAGGTTCAATTCCTTGATGCCGTCGGTCAGCGCGTCGACGCCGACACGGTTCTGCTCGGCCACATATTTGAGCTCTTGGAAGCTCTTGACGTCGAGGCCGGCGCGGCGAGCCTCGTCGCCGATCGCAGCAATCGCGCCCGCTGCATCGCGCAATGCGGTAACGCTTGCAGCCGATGCAAGCCCGGTCACGAGGCCGGCCCCGCCCGCGACCAGGTTCTTGATTCGGCCGAAGGAGGTCACGACATCCGTCGCCGTCGACTTCGAAAGCGCCCGCACCCGAGCAAGAGCAGACTCGAAGCCCTTCGGATCACCGGAGATCGTGACGGGAATATCTGGACGGCTCATTGCGAACCTCGAAAACCGAAATTGAGGATTAGCGACGCAGTTACCAGTTGACTCCCACTGGCTTTATGCAACTTTTGCCGCATTGGTATTGGGAGGGAAGCCGTGGCCGCCGCCATATTTTTGTTAGGTATTTTGCAGATTGTCGGCGGCGTACTTGTCGCTTTCGCAGCGAAATCTGCAATGAATGAGATTGTCGGCGCCATTTCCTTCGGCCTCGGCGTCGTCGGCGCGGCGCTCGGCATCATTATTGCCAAGATTGACGACTACGTGAAACCAAGCTGATCAACTGCCGATCGTCCTCGCGTTCGGACTGCCCTTCAGCGATGGGCGAACGCCATGCTCTGCGGCAATGCGCCGAACCTCCTCTCGCGAAATAAACGGTCTGCCACCGACATTCCCGGAAAGCCCCTCCACGGTCATCTCGAATTCCGCCGCCGTCGCCTTCCAGAACATTTCCGGCGACCAGCCGAGCATCTTCGGGTTCGTGGCAATCCGGTACAGCGACCTGAGATGATCCTTGATCAGGAGGGGCTTACGGGCTTTCCCAGGACGGCGTCTCCGGCAATCTGCGAAGCCGTCCGCTCGTCCCGCCGCACTGTGCCGGCTGCAATGTGAGCCGAGAGCGCCTTTTCGACCGCCTCTCGCCAGGCGAGCTGGTCGGCGGCCGAGATATTGCCGTCGTCGAGGATCCTCGCCGAAAGCGCCGATATCTGATCCTCGTCATCCGCGACAATCAGGCAGCGGACGGCGCAGGCAACCGCCTTCGGCTCGAAACCGAGGAGGCGGCCGTAGAGTTCGTCGAGGGTGCGGGCGCCGATCGCATCGGAGAGACGGGCGAGCCCGGAGAAAGTGACGGCGATGCGGAAGTCAATCGCACCGATGCGAACCTCCGCCTCGCCGCGCAATGGGTTGGCAGGCAACATGGAACTCTCCGCTTAGACCGCCGGCACGAAGGTGAGAGCGCCGGTCATGGCGCAACGGATGTCGGCCTGCAGCTCGTTGGTCTTGTCGCCGGAGAACGTCATCGAGACGAGCATGTCGCCTTCGAAGGTGCCGACGCCGGGAACGGTGACCTGGTACTCGGTGATGACCTGGTTGACCGCATCGGCGGTGACCGCCTTCATCGTGACGGTATCGACAAAAGCGCCCTGCCCGCTGAAACGGATGGATTGGATGCCATACATCAGCGCCAGCGTGAGCTTGCTGCCGGGATCGGTGCAGCTCGGTTTCGTGATGTCGATTTCCTCGTTGTTGATCTCGAGGGATCGCTGTTCGGTGATGCAGGCCAAGGTGAAGGCGCCTGCGCCGGTCGAGCGGGCAAGCGTGAGCTGACGGCCGAGAGCCATGGCAAGATCCTCTTTTGCTTGTGGGAGTGGTGGCGCTACTGCATGCCGCCCAAAAGTGTGCAGCGGTTTTGGGATAACGGCATGCAGAGCGTTTAGAGCGCAGCCTGTTCCGGATTGGCGGCGAGCGTCTTGTAGGCGATCTGGTAGTTGAGCGAACCGGCAAGCAGGGAGATGCCGGTTTGCGGGTTGACGAAATACTGTTCCGACTGCAGCAGCGCCTCAATGGCAAGGCCGCCGAGAGTGATGTCCGAGGCCATCGCAGCCTCGATCAGCACGCAAAGTCGATCGAATTCCTCTTCCGGTTCATCGTCCCGCAGGTGCACGACGATCGAGAGCGGCAAGGACCGATCATAACCGTCCTCGCCGGCTGGCCCTGACGAGGGTCGAACCGTCAAAGTCTCCGATCTGTCGGCCCAGGTGACTGTCAACGCCGGCAGCTTTTCCTGCGGGATAGCACCCTTGCGGCCGCGCTTCACCTTGTCAGCTCCGGAGAACTCCGGAATGGCCGAGAGGCGCGCGATGACGGCCGCGAAGATCTGGCTGCGGAGATGCCCCATATCAGGCGACCGAGCGGCCGAGGTCGCGCAGCGCCTGGTTCACGACACCCGCGGAATAGCCGGCCTCGAGGATCTGAGCGCGCGCCTTGCCGCCATCGAGCAAGCGGCCGATGTCGGAGCGGATCGCAGAGCGGAGCCGCGACGGTAATTGCGGCCACGGCCGCTGCGTCATGCCGCCGGCGGTCTGGCGCGCGGCCTTCTTCTTGGCGCCCTCTTCCGCCGAGAACAGCGCCTGGCAGAGGTCCTCCATCGGATCGACCGCGGCGGCCGGCGCAGATTCCTGTTCCTGTGTCTTCATGGTCAGATGTCTCCGGCAAGCGAGATGCGGAGCATAGCCCGCGCATCGTCGTCGATGTTGATGACCTGGTAGGTGACGCCGCCGATCGCGACGCTATCACGCTGGCTGGCGAGACCGGGGACCGCAGAGGCGGACACGGCGAGCAAATGGGTGGTGCCTTCGACCGCCTGCTCCTGCTCCTCCGCCAGATCGGTTCCCCGCCACACTCGCAGGATGACCCGCACGGCGGGCCTCGCGACACCGTCCACCGTGAACACGGCGTCGGCATTGCCGAAGGCCTTGGCGAACTTCGGCCCCATCCGTTCGAACATGGCGGGACGCGGCGTCATTGCGGGGCCGTCAGTTTTTCGATCTCGGCCTGAAGCTTGGTGACTTCGGCGGCCAGCGTCGCATTGTCGGCCTCGAGCTGCTCGTTCTGCTTCAGCAGCGTGTTGCGATCGCCGATCGCGCTGTCGCGCTCCGCCGTCAGCCGGTCATTGTCGGCCGAAAGCCTGTCGTTGTCGGCTGAAAGCTTCTCGATCGCCTCGCGAAGCCTGTCGAGATCGACGGAAGGCACGGGTGCCGCGGACGTGGCGTCGGGACCGGCGGTAAAGGCGCCGAAATTCTTGCGGAAGTTTTCCGCCTCCTCGACCGTGAGGCCGCCGGTGCCGACCGGAACCGGCTCACCGGGCCTGTAGGTTTTCTTGCCGACCTTGACGGTCACATTGAATTGCTCGGTTTTCTTGCTCATCGGAGCGTCCTTTCAAGTCCTGATATCCGCCGGCGAGAAACCGGCGGATGTGCGGACGAACACGGGGTTGGGGATTAGCGGACCAGCGCGAACAGGCTGGCGTCCGGCTCCGGAGCGATCGGAAGCGGTGCTGCCTGCGTCTGGACGATGGTTCGCGAGGGGTTCCGTTCGCGCCACATGTCGGGGAAGCGCTCCATGGAAAGGAGAGCGTCGTTGTCGAGGATGGCGCCGTAGGCGAAATGGCCCTGGAAGCCGAAGGGATCGAAGATCCCGACGCCCATGGAGGGCCAGAAGTTGTTGCGTACGCCGCCGACGCTGTAGGGCTGCGAATACTGGATGAAGGTCAGCTCGCCGATGGTGCCGAGAACCGCGTAATACTTGTTCTCCGCTCCGGTGCTGACCGGCCCCAGCTGCATGATGCCGCCATCCTGGCGCCGGTTGTCGAGCGCCTCGAGGAAGCGCAGCGACTTCTTCAGGAGACCCGCAGCGCCCGGGCCGAGCAGCACCTCGCGAGCGGTGAAGCCGCTGGTATCGGAAAGCAGCTGCACCCATTCCTCGATATCGTCCATCGGATCGACGCCAGCTTCGCCCCAGCGCGTTGCGCCGGCGAGCGCGATCGTCAGCGCGGCATTACGGCCGAAGTTGACGGTCTGCGTCGGATAGTCCTCGCCCTCGACGATCACCTGGCCGGTACGGATAACCTGCGAGCACATGAATTCCTCGCGCCGCGTGATCCGCTGGTCCTGATCGTCGATGATCGTCGCCAGATTGTAGGCGTAGCGCTGCGCCGGCGAGTTGCGGCCGCCGATCGGCTCGCCCGGCATGCGGATCATGTTGCCGCCTGGGCGAAGCGTATTCTGCGGCTTGACGTAAGCCGGCGTGAAGCTGGTTGCCTTGAAGCCGCGGTTGGCCGAGTCCTTGCCCGGCACGTCCGGGTGGACGAACGGCGCGAGTTCACGGTCCGGCAGGATCTTGTCGAAGACGATCTGTTCCATGTCGGAAAGGACCGTGGTCGAGAAATAGCGATCGCGCAGGAATGCTTCCGGGCGATCGCGGGGAGGCAGAACCGCAACGAGTTCTGCGGTGGAGAGGAGAAGTTCTTCCATGTGTGTGGTGTCCTTTCGGTCTTGGGCTTACTTCAGGACGCGCACGTAGAGGGGAGCGCCCGCCTTGCGGAAAGCGGCCTCAACGGTAGCGGCCGTGTGTCCGGCGCCCAGAATGAGATTCGTCGAATCGAAGGCGCCGCTCGCGTAAGCCGCGGCAACGACATCGCCGGCCGATGCATCGCAGTCGGTCGCCAGCACCAGGGCGGGCGTCTGCGACCCGTCAGCGGCGGCCGAAGCGGACAGGGTGTATTTGTCCGATGCGGTGATGTTGCCGAGGACAGCACCACGCCTGAGGTTCTGACCGCTGACGATGGTGATGTTGCGGGTGATGACCGGCACGTCGGAAACGAGCAGGTCGTTCGGGGCGAAGGTGGCTTCTCCCATGATCAGGAATCCTTCCGGTTACGGCCGTGACGGGCCAGGATGGTGGAGCGGACGGTGGAGATCACCGCCTGTTTCTCGGTGGCCTTGCCGCCGCCCGGTGTGCCGGCGCCGAGAGTTGGGCTCTTTCCGGCCATCCGACCGGCAAGGCGCGAACCGCCAGCCGAAGCAGACGAGAGAAGCGCTCCCGCTTCCTTGGCCGAGTAGAACCTCGAACCGAAGGCAAGCTCGGCGGCGAGGCCCGGATTGCTCTCGGCCTTCGGATGCATGAGGATTGAGCGGATGCGACCCTGCTCGGCGCGGCGGATTGCGCTGGCCGAGGTTTTGCCGTCGCCGGTCTCTTCCTCCTCGGTTTCGGCGCTGGTGTCCTCTTCCTCCGTCTCGCTCTCCGGATCGGAAGAGCTATCCTCGGCGGAGGTTTCTTCCTCTTCGGTTTCGATCACTTCCTCGTCTTCCGGCCGCTCGTCTTCCAGCCGGGAGCCCTTCTTGCCGCTAATGGCGGCGAGCACGCTCCGCGTGAGCGCGCTGCTACGCGTCAAGTTCGACATTCGTCGTCTCCAGTTGATGTTGGGGTTAGCCGGCTGTCCGGCTCAGTTCAGCTTCGAAGGCTTCGAGAACCTGCGAAGGGCGTGCAACCGCGTCGGCGAGGCCGGCATCAACCGCCTTTTGTCCACGGTAGACCCGCGCCTCAGTGGCGAGAGCGGATTGCTGTGTCAGCCGGCCGGCACGGTACCGCGCGACGGTCGCTGCGAATTCGACGCGAAGCTCTTCGAGCTCGGCGAGTTCCTGCTGAAGCACATCGTCCGGGATGGCCTCGTAAGGATTGAAGTCGGCCTTGTGCTCGCCGGCCTTCAGGATGGTGACCTTGAGGCCTTCCTTCGCGAGCCAGGCGCTCATGTCGACATGCATCGAGATGACGCCGATCGAGCCGCAAATGCCGGTCTGCGGAATGACGAGCTGACGGCAGGGCGATGCCAGCAGATAACCCGCCGAGCACGCATGATCGGTGAGGACTGCGATGGTGGGTTTCACCTGCGAAAGCTCGAAGATCTGCTCGGCGCAATCGAAGGCGCCGGTCACCTCGCCGCCGTAGCTGTCGACTTCGAACACGACGGCCTTGATGTCGTCGCGATCGATGCAGTCCCGGACCTGCGCGCTGATCCCCTCATAGCTGGTCATGCCGCAGGACTTGCCGATCCACTTGCCCTTGTTCACGAGCGAGCCTTCGATCTCGATGAGCGCAATGCCGGACGCGACAAGATCCGGCCCAGGGTAGATTCGCTCACCGTCCCAGTCGGTCGCATTGCGTAGCTTTTCGCCGAGGAGCCCCATCGTTTCGCCGCCGGCGACATGCGCCGGAGCGTCCGGGCTGCCGAGCACGCGCGGGCCGAAAGCCCGCGCAATGATGTCGCCCTTCGACGGATGCAGCATCAGCGGCGTGCCGAACATCCGACTGGCGATTTCAGGATAGTTCCTCATGCCGTTTTCCTTCTGGCAATCCTCGGGATGCCGGCGGGATGCCGACGCGCAGAGGTCCGGCCATTGACCTCTTCCTCGGCCTCGTCGCCCGGCTCGGCGGGCGGAGCGGCACTCGCCTGCGATCTGGCTTCGGGCTTGCCTGGGTCGGGATCGAGCCCGAGCCGTTCGTAGAAGGCCCGTTCCCGGGCGCGCTGCTGCGCATCCATCTTCCAGTCCCGCCCCTGCTCGGCCGCTTCCTGCTGGAGCGTGGTCAGATTGCCGGCGAGCCGCTCGCTGGCGGCCTGCGCCTCGCGCAGCGGATCGATCCAGCCTCGGCCGGGGCCGATCCAGTCGGCATGGCACCAGGCCGCCGGGTTCTGTTCGAAGGGAACGGCGCCCGCCGGTAGCTCGATCAGGCCCTTGTCGAACACCTCCTCGAGCCATGCCCGATAGATCGGCGCCATGAACTGCGAGGCGAAGCCGCCCTTCTTGGCGGTGAAGCCGCGCCAGATCTCGAGGAGTGCGGCGCGTGCCGACGAATAGTTCACCTGGCTCCAGTCCATGGTCAGCTGCTCGTAGGTGACGCCGATCGCACTCGCGACCTTGCGCAGCGCGGCATTGACGAAGGCCTCGAAGTTGGCGTTCGGGTGCTCCGGTTTGGTCAGCGTCGCCTTCTCGCCGGGCTGCAGCGTGTTGATGCGAACGCCGGGCAAGTCGATCGGTGCGGCGCCGTAATAGGCCTTCTGCGCGGCCGACATTTCGCCGAAGAGCTTGGCAATGCCATCGTTGCCGTAATCCGCGCCCATCGCCTCGAGCATCTCTTCCGGATCGAAGGGCGTTTCGATGAAGGCAGCCATGACAGCGTTCAGCATCGCCGCCTGGCTTTCATAGTCCTCGTAATCGGTCGACTGCTTGATCGACCGCATGACCGGCGCCCAGTCGGAAACGCCGCGCGTCATGCCAGCGCGCTTCTGCTCGTAGGCGTGAACGACGATCGGGCGCCCCCATTCGGTCTCCCGCTCGACATACTCCCAGTGCCACATGCCGGTATTGCCGGCGAAGAACTCGCCGGGATGCGACTTGCGGAAGTGATAGCCGACCGGTGCGCCGTAACCATCGATGGCGACGCCGTCGCGCAGGAACTCTTCGTCCATGCGTCCGTTCGGATTGGAGCAACGGGCCGGGTCAACGACATGGATCGCGGTCTGGAACAACGGTGCATTGTCCTGCCAGACGATGACACCGAAGGCCTCGCCCTCGGGACCGAACCGCTGACGCGCAGCAAGGCCGAGAACGCCGGCCATGGTCTTCGTCCGCTCGGCGTCGCACCATTTGTCGACGTCCTGCGTATAGTCGCGCCACAAGGCCTCGATCTTGTCGGCGCTCTCCTCCGCCTGCTCAAACGTCATGTTCAGCGAGACATGGTTCGGCCGCGCCGCAAGCGTCCAGCCCGAGCCGATGATGTTGTCGACGAGGCGCGAGGTGCCGGCGGCGCCCCAGCCGTCATTGCGCGCGACGTCGTTCAGCCGGTCGACCAGCTCGGAGCGCGACCAGGTCAGCGCCGACTGCCCGGACCAGGTGCCCGGCCGCCATTTGGCGAAGGACGGGTGATCGTAGGATGCACCCTGGTAGGCCGAGGACGCCATAAGTCGGTTTTTCGCGACCTGCACGCGGGCAGCCGCACGCACTGCCGGCGAAAGCGGCTTTGCATCGGGGCCGAGGATCGTGACTTCGCCGCTCATCCGAAGATCACTCCACGGCTGCGCGCCCGGGCGAAGCGGCGAAGGCCGAGTTTCGCCTCGACGTCGCGGACATACTGACGAAGCGCGCCGATATTGGTCGCGGCATAGGTGACGCTTTCGCCGTTATAGCTGAGCGAGACCTCGCCGCGGCCGAGTTCCATCTGGTGCAAGGCCTCACGTGCTTCGTCGAGCCGTGCCAGAAGCACGGCGCGTTCCTGTTCCGTCAGTGCCATATGGATCTTCCTAGCGGTTCCGCTGCGCTGCCCGGGCGGCGCGCGCGAGGGCGGCAGCTACGAGCGGCGATTGCTGTTCTGCCGCGGCGGTTTGGTCTGCGGCAGGTTCGGTCTTGACGGCGATCTGGTTCAGACGATCCTCGAGATCGCCCTGCTGCGGCGCTTCAAGGCGGCCGAGGCGATCGGCGATCGCGTCCCATTCCTCGTCGGTCCAATAGGGCACGCCCCAGCGATAGGCACCGGCCAGGCTCTGATTGAGCATGTCGATGATTTCGTTGCGCTTGCCCTCGGAGAGCTTCCAGACGTAGCGGGTGTGACCGCTCCGGGTCTTCTCCGGTACCCGGGCCTCCGAGGTCGCCTGCTGGTAGAAGTCGTCTCCGAAGCCGCGGGCGAAACGGATGTAGCCCGCCTGCTCCGGATCGTCTTTCTTGTAGTCCCGATAGAGCCGGATCTTGAACGCCGAGGCGTTGAAGGTGAAGAAGCGGGATGACCACTTCTGCTTCTTCGGCTTGCCCCTCCGGTCATACTCTTTCGTCTGCACGATCGGCGGCGCTGCTTCCGTATTGCCGCCGCGAACCATGATGACGCGCGACTTCGGATGCTTGCGGACCCAGTTCCAGACATCGTCAGTATAGGCGTTGCCATCGATCGCGACGCGGTCTGCGGTGCGCTTGCGGCCGGCATCGTCGAGCCATTCGCGCTGCAGCAGCCGATCGAGGGCGGCGCGGACCTCCGGCTCGGAGATATGGCCGGAATGTTCCTTCGCGTCCGCCAGGTGGCTGCCGGCGCGATGGTCGACGACGCCGTGTTCGATCACGGCCCGGTACCGGTTCCTGCCATAACCGACCAGCAGCCACTCGACCCGGTCGCCCTGCACGTCCATGCCGAACACCAGCGCCAGCGCCTCGGCCGGGATGACACCGCGTTGGAAACCGTGGTCCTCGGCGCGATCGCGGAGCACTTCCCAATCGATCGCCTTGTTGTCCGCCTCGAAGGCGAGCCCGAGCCAGTCATTCCAGAACGTCTGCTCGGCGCCGGAGCCCTTTTCCCGGTTCTCCGGTCCACCGGCCTGGACCGTCAGCCACTCGCGCGCCAGGTTCTCCCAGCGTTCGAACGGTGAATAGGCCATCCAGATGCGGAAGGAGCGGTGACGCCGGCCGCGCTCCGGATACTTGGCGACCCATTTTGCGCCGTTTTCCGGCTTCACCATCCATTCGCGATGGTGCTCGTGGATCTCGCAACCGCAATGGATGCAGACGAAATGCGCCTGCTCGGGATGCTCGGGATCGATATGATCCCGCATGTTCTCCCAGCGCAGCTCCTGCAGCTCGTGGCAGTGCGGACAAGGGACGTGGTAGGTCTCCTGCGTCCCCTCCTGATAGTTCGACGTGATCTTGCAACCCGGCGAGACCATCGGCGTCGAGATCTTGAAGATCTTGCCGTTGAAGAATGCCTTGCTGCGGCTGTCCGCCTGCACCTCCGGATCACCGGCCTCGTTCATCTGCCACTTGGCAAGATCGTCCTGCACCTGCTTTCGCGGCGAGATCATCGACAGTCCCGCCGGCGAGTTGGCGCCGGCCGCCTGGATGGCGCCGCGCCCGTCGATGCGTTCCTTGTAGAGCACCGAGTTGCTCGCATCGCGGCTGTTCTGCGAAAACAGCTTGGCGACCGCAGGCATCTCGCGCACCAGCGGCATCAGCTTCGTCTTCGACCAGCGCGCGGCGTTCTCCTCGGTCGGGTGGACATAGAGGAAATCGCCGGGCGCCATGTCGAGCGAGCCGAGCGTGAAGATGTTGGCGCAGATGGTACCGCCGATCTGCGCCGACTTCGCGAGGCTCACGATGTTGCACGGATCTTCCGGCGACAACGCCCGCAGGATCTCCGAGAAGAACGGCACCAGGTCTTCGTTGTACGGCCCCGGATGGTCCGTGATGCGTTCCGAGAACACGATGTTCCGCTTCGCCCAGTCGAGATAATCGACTGCCGGCGGCGGCTCGCAGATCTCGGCAAGCACGCTAAGAGCGAGCCGCTCGGGATTGAACAGCACGGTCATTGCTGCTCGTCCTCGACATGCTCGTCCAACTCGGCCGCTGCGTCGGCGAAGTCGCGCGCCTTCTTGGCCCGATGGTCCCGAAACGCCTTCAGCAGCACATGGGTCGCATCATGGGTCGACACCGAGAACTGCGCGGCAATCGCCTTCGCCATCTCGGGGATGGCCTGCTCCATGACCTTGAACGCCTCGGCCACGGCCTTGACCATCTCTCGCCGGGCATCGTCGGTCAGCATGTACCGGCCGAGCTCGAGCGCTTCCTCGCGCTCCATGCGCGCGGTGGTGATCTTTTGCTGTTTCAGCTTCTCGGCCGCGACCTCGTCAATGAACGGGTCGACGATGACGGTCGGCTTTAAAGGCGCCTTCGGCTTCTCCGGCACGTCGAACGACAGCTCGGAAGCAACCGGCGCTGGCGCCGATCGCGTCGCCGCGCCGTTCGCTCCGAACCGCTGCGACGGATCGAGGGTCTTGCGCAGCTGCTCGACCGCAACCGATGCGCGGATCTTCGCGTTCCGCCCCTCGCCTTCGAGCGCTTCGCCGAAGATCTTCCGCTCTGCGATATACTGCGAGATGCGCCCGGCACTGACGCCGACATGAGCCGCAAACGCGCTCTTCGTCATGATGTCAGCTTCAAGGCTCATCTTTAGGAACGCTCGTTCTTTAGCCCGGCTCTTTAGTTTAGGCTCTGACTTTAGGCTTCAAAAAATCGCTCAGACTGGACAACCTCCGCCGTGCCAAATACCCGCAGGCGGGCGGATGCCAGGAAGGACCCGCGACCCATCGGAGTGCCCTATCGGGCCGTCCGAACCGCCCGCTGGAAGGCGACGGCGAAGTGATCGTGGACGTTGGCGACCACGTACCGCTCGACGACTTCACGCAGGCGAAGGCGGATGCGATACGAGACCTGAGGCACGAACAGGATCACCGGGTGGATCGCGTTCGTTGCCGGGTCGCGCTGGTAAACGCCCGGGTAGAGATGCGAAGGCTGCCTCGGCACGAAGAACCGCGCGTTCTTGTAGTTCTTGTTCCGCTTGAGCGACGACGAGGTGCGGGTACGGGTCGCACCAGCTCCACGATAGTCGATCTGCAGGTCGGCCATGACGCGGTTCAGAAACCCTTGCGTCATGTTGCCGTAACGATCAAGCGGCGCGCGCTTTGCTGGCACGGCCACCAGGTTACGCTGCATCAAACCACGATCTACGAGCTGCCGCTCGAAGGCCTTATGGGTGCGCATCCCACCGTCGATCTGCGGACCGAGAAATGCCGTGGCAGGCAATCCGCCCTTCGTGCGGTCGCCGGTCACAACAACCGCTGCCCGCAGGTTCTGCCGCGATGCCCGGTCATAGACGACGCCCCGCTTTGCGTAACGGGTTGGCCGGTCGAAGACCCGATCCATCTCTCGCTGGACTTCGAGGCGACCACCCTTGGCCGTCTCGTTCAGCGTGAGCATGATGGCATAGGGGAGCTGCTTCCGCTCGATATCAGTCAACGATCGATTGAACTGCTGGAGATCGACTTTGATCTGAGCATCGATCATCGGCTTCTCTCGTCTGGCGCCATTACAGCGCCGGGGTGCATGGCCGCCTACATCGCTAAATGCGAAACCCGCCGGTCTGTCGTCCAGCGGGTCGAACCTGATCTTTTCTACTGTGGCCAAGCTATGTCAACTTTCTGCCGCGCGCAACAACGTGCAGAAATTTCTATTTATCCAACGTTGTCAGTTGTTTGCGCAATTCCGACAGCCAGTTTCCATGGTGCTCGGTTCGGGCGAAATGGCAGCAGTTCGTGAGAGGAAAGGCACTTCGGAGCCGAAAGGCGAAGGTGCAGCAGCTCTAAAGCGGACTGCCACAGCTGCCAATCGAGGCGGGAAAGGACATCACCACGGATGGACCGATCAAGGCACCACTTGCGATAAGCGCCTTTGTACGGGCGCTGGCGACGCTGATCGAAGCCATTGTCCTCGTATTCATAGATCTTGCCGGTACGATCCTTCGCCTTCCGCATGACGAACCACGCCGGCTTGCCCCGATGCTCGACCATGACGGTCTTCGGTGCATTGCCTTGCCAGGTCGGACCACGGTCTAGCACTGCCGAGGTTATGACCAGCGACAGGATATGGCGTCCACTCAGGCGATCGGCGCGCTTACGCTGCTCGGCGGCCAGCTTCTCGACGGCCTCCGCGATCAGCCCAAGCTCATCGATCCAATCAGGGACGGGATTCCATCCGTCCGCAATCTCGAAGCCTTCATGGGCCAGGGCGCGCACCGCGTCGCCGACCACAACTGCGTCGGCGGCCGGCTCGCCCTCGTAAACGAAGCCCGGGATGGCGCCGTACACGTTCGGGCTGCGGTCGACCATCGTTCCAAGCGCTGCCATCTCCAGCATGCCACTCCAGGCGACGCTATATCCCGGTCCAGCGTAAGTGCCGCCAGAGCCGACCTTGCCGAGTTCCTTCGTAAAAGCCCAGGTCAGGAGAGCTTCGATGGTTATTTTCTTCATCTTCAATTCCTTCTGACCAGTTCTGACCAGTAGATGACTAGTTGAATGTAGGGTTTTAGACATTGAAATCAGCTAGTTAGATCAGTCTGACGAGTTCAGGTTACATCACCCATGCTTTTCCCTCCGAACCTCCCCAACGCCCTGTATATGAACGTGCGATAACCCGTCACAACTCATCATCCCCATTGTTTTCATTGCACTTTCTGCCCTTGAGAACTCATCATCAACTCGTCACGAACTGGTCAGAACTGATCCTGAAAGAGGGGTTACGGGGAAGCTACGGCAGGTCGTCGGGCCAAGGCTCGTTCGGATCGAAGCGACCGGCAGGAGGCCCGCGCATGCTGCTGCCGCTCGGCACGTTCTTGAGCCGGACCCCGAAGTAGACGACGCCCGTCGCGGTTCGCTCCTTACGGAATTTCTTCGACATGACGCGGCCAAACGCGGTGACGTTCATCGGCTTGCCGCCCTGGTCGACCGTGTCGTCGCAATAGGCCTGATAGAGATCCTTGCCCTGTAGCGGGTCAGCATTCGCATCTCGCTCGATGCACCGGCCGACGAAGCCCGCTGTGCGGTCCATGTCGTCACGATACTCCTGCGTCGCCTTCTCGACCGCCTCCGGGATCACGAGGCCTTCGCGGAGGAAGATGTGCGCGCCCTCGATCAGCCAGTTGAGGATGCCCGGGTGCTCCGGCTCGAACGATGAGACAATCTCCTCGAACTCGCGCCGGTCCTCTTTGGCGATCTTGTTCGGCCAATGGATAACGGCCATGCGTCGCCAAATACCATCGTCGGTGCCCGTAATGCGGGGATAGCCGTTACCGCTCATGATGGCGATGAAGATCGGCAGGAAGTCGGTATAGCCGGAAAAGAGATCGCGCGCGGTGATCGTCTCGCCGCCCGTCAGCTCCTTCACGAGGTTCTCGCGTAGATCCTCGCCCTCAGGCAGCTCCTTGACGCGCAGGAGGCGTCGGCCGTGCAGACGCGCCAGGTCAGGGCTGGCACTGCCGGACGATCCGCCTTCGCCGATCAAGCTCGTCGCCGGCAGTGTCACTGCGACGTCGCCGAGCAGCCGGCAGAGGGTTTCCATGTAGACGGATTTGCCGTTGGCGCCGTCGCCGTAATGGAAGAACAGGTATTGCACCGTGATGCCAAGAAGACCGAGGCCGGAGCTAACCTGCACCAGGCGCCGCACATCCTTGTCCGGCAGCTTGCTTTCGATGAAGGCCATCCACTTCGAGCACTTCGCCTCCGGCCGGTAACGCACCGGAACGATATGGGTGATCATGTCCCGTCGACGATGGCCCGGGATCACCTCGAGGGATGAATCTACGCAGGCATCGATGTATTCCGGCGCATCCGGCGTCTCGCTCACACTCTTGTGGCGTGGGTTCTTTCGCCGCTCGGTTTTCCGGTGGAAGACCAGCGTCGCATTCTGCACCGCCACCATCATCCGGTTTGCGTTGAAGTCGTTCGGCGAGCGCATGATATGCGGTGCGGCGCAGGAGAGCGCCGCCTGCATCTTCGCCACATTCTTCGATGTCACGGCGTGGTCGAGCCGGCGCTTGACACGTTTGCCATGGGCCTCCTCCGCCTTCTCGGCCGCAATCGCGAGCCGCTTTTCGGTCGGGTTGCGATCCTCCTCCGGCTTCTTTCGCGCCTCGATCGCCTTGTCTATGAGCATCTGCTCGAATGCGTTCGGCTTGATGTAGGCAACCTCGCGCGCGATCCGGTCGCCGAGGCGCTGCGCGATCGCCGTCGCCTTCGGGCCGCCGTTGGAAACATCCCAATGCGAACCGGTCCAGACGGCGAAGGCGGGCTGCTTCGCCTTCTCCTGCGCCAGGACGATGAAGTCCGTACCGAAGTGTGTGATCAGCCGCTTGCCATTGTCAGTGTCGGAGTGGTCGAACTCAGCGCAATACTCGACGGCCGCTTCATCCGGCTCCAGATCGGCCGAGAGGTGAGCCGGCGGCTCGTCCGAAGGACCAAGAGGGGTTTCGGGGTTTTCGGGCTCCCGCTGCGCGGAGAATTCTTCCAGTTTTTGCGCGACATCCTCAGGGAGGGTCGGCCGCTTCTTGCGTTCCGCCACGTCAATACCTCGTCATCAATGCTGAAAAATCCATGCCGACCGGTGGGCACCAGGTCTCGATCGTTCGGCCCTCTCGGGCCAGACGCTTTTCGGCGCGCACCATCGCGGCCGCAGTGAAGACCGCTTCGCTGTCACCGTCGGCGAGCAGCACGAGCTCGGCGACGTGATCCGCCACCTGCATCGCTTCATCGGGCGCCTGGTCGGCCTTAGGGACCGGCCCCGCGACCATCACACGCCTTTGCTTGCCGTTCTTGTCCGCCATAGTCAGGCTCGGATGCGCAAAACGAGATTCTGGATCAGCTGGGCCGGTAAGGTTGCCGAGGTCGCCGGCCGCGAAATAGAAGGTGTCCTTCCGGAACCGCTCGGCGCAGGCGATTGCAAGGCCATTCTCGATACCTTCGCCACCAACCCATCGGTTCGACGACATCAGCCCAAAAAGCGGGATCAAGGAGCCGCGTTTCGTGCCGCGCACCTTCTTCGTCGGCAGAGGCTCGCCCTTGTCGTCTCGGCCGAGATCCGGCCGGAACTTCGGCTCGAGGCTCATGTCGATCCATGTCTGGTGGCAACCGGTGACGTGCCCAGCCAGGTCGACGAAGGGCGCGACCATCGCCACGCCGACATGACGCGCGATTTCATGACCGCGATCGTCGCGGCCGTGCCAATAGGTGCAACGCGCATTGCTGCGCAAATAAGCGAACACCACAGCTGGCATGTTATAGCCGGTGCGCGCCCTCAGATATGCGGCAACATCCGGATGCGGCTCGACCGAGGCATTGAAGAAGATGCCGCGCGATTGCTTCACTTCGCGGTCGCGATAGGCGTTGTTCTGCTTTTCTCGCTCGGCGGCCGCAGCCTCGTTCTTCGCCTTTTGCGCCGCGATCCGCTGGCGACGCTCGGCAATCTGGTCTTCGGTCTCGCGTTCGGCCTCATTCGGCAAAGGCTTGCCGAGGACCTCGGCGCAGGCCGTGAGAAAACCGGCGCGCGACCGCAGGTCGATATGCCCGGCATGGGCAACGAGGCTGATGCCGTCCTTGCCACCGATCCCGCAGCTGCGGCAGTTCCAGGCGCCCTTGATACTGCTGATCGCAAAACGGTCCTTGCCCTGGCAGACCGGGCACGGCCCCGCGTGATTGCCCTTGAAGGTCGGGCCGACGAGGCCGAGCGAGAACGCTGCGTCGACGACGCTCACGCCGCGCGCTTCTTCGATGAAGAGCTCGATCGCGGTAGTCATAGCGCACCTGCCGGCGCACTCGCCAAAACCGACGTACGCTCTGCGCCTGCGCGCAACGGCGCCAGATCACGATCGTCGGCGGCGCGGAAATGTCCGCAACGCTCAAGAGACGTCAGCGCGAGATAGAGCGGATGACGACCAGGCAGCGGCCAGAACATGCGGCCGAGGCTGATGAAGGCGGTGCCATCTTGCCAGCCGAGCAGCCCATACAAGGTGCTGATCAAGCGGATGCGGTTGAGGTTCGCTTCGACATCAATGCCGAAGGCTTGAGCCGTGCGGATGCATTCCGGCCGTGACGGCGCCACAACGAGGAGGATGCGCGGCCGCTCCATCACGCCGCCTCGCGCCAGCGGGTGAGAGCAGCTTCACCCTTCAATGTCAGGCGCAGCACGGCCGGGACATTGGTGCGCCCTTCGCGCAGCTGGTCCACATAGCCGCCATCGCGCATCTTCTGCAGGATCGACAGCATGGCCTTTTGGCGCATGCCGATCGCGCGGGAAAGGTTCGCATAGGTGACGGTGACAGTCTTGTCATCGCCGGCCTCGATATGGCCGAGCAGCGCTATACGGTACTTGCGCGCCAACGTGCTGCGGTTCTCGACCGACGCCTCGTCCTCGGCTTGGGGGGCACCTTTGAAGGGGTTGTGATTGAACGTCAACACGATGGCAGTGCGGACAGCAGCGGCCGGTACGCGCATCATCTCGGCAACATCCGGAAGAGCGATCCCCGCCTCGGCGGCCAAGAGACAGAACTCTGTGCGCTGATAGGGTTCGAAGCGCGCGAAGTTGGCGGCGGTAACGAGACCCGGCTCGAAGAAACCAATCTTGGCTACTTGCTTTCCCATGGTCCGGCTCCTTTCAGGTGAATTGCTGGACGAGGCTTGGACGAGCAGCGGCTGCCATCGGCGGCATCGCTGAGGGTTCGGGTCTGGCGGGTTTAGCGCCGCCCTTGCGCTTGGCGATCCATGCGGAAAGCCGCTGCCAATCCGCATCACTGAGGAAGATGATGCCGCCGAACATGCGGCGCTCACGCCAGGACAATTCCTGTACGGACGCACCGGGACCAAACCACGCGCCGATGCACTTCGCGCCGTCAGGAAGGCGGAGGATCTCGACAGGGTCGCTGATGACGCGGCACCAAACCGGCGCATTGGTCGTCGCGCAACCGAGCGTCTCTCCAAGGGCGCGCTCCGGATCGTTGGTGACGATGAAGAGGCGGACCTGGCTCATTCGGCGGCCTCGAGCAGATCGAAGAGGCTCGGCATCGCCATCTCGCGCGCCGCCGCCTCGACATACTTGCAACCGTCGAAGAAATAGGCCGGGTTCAGTTCGACCGCGAAGGCGGCGAAGATCGCGCGGCGTCCGCCGGCGCACGCCCACTTCACGAAGGCGCGTTGATGGCCCTTGAGAAGAGGATTGATCTCGGCGTCGACCTCGAAACCGCCGGCCGGCGCCATCTGGATCTTGTCGGCGAGAAAGGCGGCGTAATCCATCATTGCGCCTTTCCGTCCATCAGGTCGGCAATGCGCTGCATGCTGACCTCGACCCCGGCGCCATCGCGCCAGGCCTTCACGGTCTTGCGGATGGCGCGCAGCAATTCCTTCCGCTGCAGGCCCTTTTCCGAGCGAAGGCGATCACGATCGCGGCGGGTCTGATGATGTGGCTCGTTCATCGCGCGGCCTCCGCCTGCCATCGTGGCGTTACGCCGGCGATTGCATAGATGGCGGCGGCCTCGCTGCGCAGACGCTTTGAAGTCGAAAGGCCGTAATCTCCGGAAACGAGACCGGCACCAGCCAAAGCATGACGTTCGTCAGCCATGGCAAGCGCTTTGGCGACAGGCACCTTGCCCTGTCCCTCACAACGCGGGCACGGGCCGGTGATCCAGCCGAGTTTCCCAGTCCCACGGCAGCCCAGGCAAACGATCCGAGTGATCCGTACCTTCGTCATGCCGCACCGCCGATGCGCTGCTGGAGCGCCTGGAGTGCTTTGATCGCCTCGTCGATCTCGCGGGTGATTTCCTTCTTCTCGCGGCCGTCGACATGATCGTCGTCGAGTGCGTCGCCCACGGCGCGCACAACGTCCATCAAATCGGAGTTGAGGCGCACCAGGTCCCTGTGCGTTGGCGGCGCCAGAGCGACCGACAGATCAGCGCCCTCGACGATCGGGGTCACCCGGTAACCGACAATGTCTGCCATGGCGGAGAGGATGATCGGCGAGCCCGCCTCGATGTCCGCCTCTACTGCGACATCGATCGGCAGGAACTTTTCGGCGTTCTCCTCGCCGGTCGAGCCACACTTCGAGAGTTGCGCAGACCGGATGCGCGTGACGTGCTGAAAGGCGTCGCCGCCGCCAGCCATATCGACCGATCGGCGGGTCGCGGCCTTCAGCGTCAGGCCCTGTTTGTCAGAAATAGTGCGCAAGCCATCCTCCCTGAAAATCAAGGAAATCGTTTCCAGAAGTCTTTCCGTGAAAGGCGCCCGTCGCGCCCGTAAGGTCAGCCCATCAGATCAAGGGGGACCACATGCAAACCAACGCACCATCATTCCGCAGCCTCCGAGGGCGGATAGAAATCCGGACGTAGTACGTGACGAGAGACGCCACTGATGCGCTCGACCGAGAGGACACGGCTAACCGGAACGCGCTGCCACTGAAGGACAGCCGCGGGAGTGATACCGAGTTTTCGCGCCAGTTCGCTCGCGCTTCCCACGCGGTCGATCGCCAACGCTAGTGAAGGGTCAATCGTCGTCATGCACAGATATAAGCAGAACTTAGAAAAAGACACAAGCGATAATTACATAGACCAAGAAGCCGTGATTAGGCCAGTTATAAGCATGGCTAAAGGCGAACTGGCGATCCAAATCGGAACTGCAATCAGGACGGCGCGCAAACGTCGCGGCCTCGTTCAGCGCAACATTGCCGAGCATTTGGGGATCGATGTTGCGGCCGTCGGCATGTGGGAAGGCGGGCGCAATCTCCCGAGCACCGAGAACTTGATGCGGGCGGCACTCTTTCTTGGCATCAATCCGGTCGCCCTGGCGCGCGGTGAACTCGTCTACATAAATGGGACCGATGATCTCGCCGACGCCGAGATCATATCAGATCCATCGCCGCCTCCGACCGGACCGATGGATGTAAAGCTTCTCGGTGTCAGCTATGGCGGCGACGATGGCGATTTCACATTCAACGGCGAAGTGGCCGGCTACGTCCGCAGGCCTCCAGGCATCGCCTCACTGCACAACGTTTTCGCGCTGCATGTTCTGAGTGACAGCATGGTCCCGCGTTACGATCCGGGCGACATAATCTATTGCGGCGGGCGCGATGCCGTGCCTGGAGACCACGTAGTGGTCGAGATGTTCGGGGAATCCGAAGATCAACCCGGCAAATCGTTTATCAAACGGCTGAAGCAGCGCACGACGAAGCAAATCATCGTCGACCAATACAACCCGGCCAAGGAAATCATCTTCGACCGGTATCAGGTCAAAAACCTTTGGCGCGTAATCCCGTTGAAAGAGCTGCTTGGTTTCTAAGAACCTCTGCTTCGGCGCGGAGCCTATCCGCATCGTGATTGAAGTACACCTGAACTGACACGTTCTTTCCGGGCAGCCCGCTCTCACGGCACGCTGAGCAACTGAACTTCTTCGCAACGACCGACAGCGCCGTGTGCAGCGTCACTCCATGGCAAAGCATCTGTTCAGGCGTCCGCCACCGGTTGCGCCCGCAGTCTGCACACTCAATACCTAGCCGACTGGCCTGCCCCAACAAAACGCCAGATGACATCGTTGCCGCACCTCATGTTCTCGATGTGTTCACATAATTGATTCTTTACCTTCAAGAGTCCAGAGCCATTCGACCTAAGTTTTGCTTATAATTTCCACTTGCAAGTAAATGTAATTATCGCTTATATCTGTCAGCCTCGAAACGGAGGCTAGCCGATATGAACCGAATTCAACGCCATTCCGAAACCGCCGCCGCCAAGATTGCCGCGGCACCTCGCTGCGTTCGATCACTCGAAGAGCGCCTGGCCGACGACATGCGCGAACTGGCCTTCTCCGGCCAAGACGTCAGCGTTGAGATGCTGAAGTACCGCGGCTGGTCTGAGCCGACCCTTAAGCGCCTCCTGCCTGAAGCCGCGAAGATCGCCCGCCGTCAGTCTGTCCGTCAGGTCGCCTGACATGGACAATCACTTCACCCCCTTTGGCGGTCGCGTTGATCCTCCCAAGCAGATCACCCTTCGCGAACCGCCCCTCTGGACGTACCGCATTGTCGCGATCCTCTTCGCGCTCTGCTGTGCGTCCGGAGGCTGGCTCGCCAATGACACAGTCGATGCTCTCGTCAGCCTTGACCGTGATTACGCCTCCATGGATCGGAGGTGAGCATGGCCGCAACCGCCCGCCTCGCTGACGATGCAATCACGACCGTCTGGGTGGGCGGATCGAGCATCGATTTGTCGTGCCCCGATCCGGCCATCGTCTGCTTTCGCGAGATCGGCAACACCCTTTCCAAGATCGCCCGCTTCAACGGCCGCTACGAGGGCCCGCTCTACTCGGTCGCCCAGCATTGCGTCGTCGGTGCGCAGGCATTGATAAATGAGGGCGAGAGCGCCATGCACGCGGCGCTCTTCCTGCTGCATGATGCGCATGAATGGATCCTCGGTGATCTCATCACGCCGGCTGCGAAGCTATACGCCGCAGTCGGCCGCGAGCTCTATGGCGAAGCTAACGTCCTCGACGCGATCGGAGCCTGCAAAGCCGCATGGGATGAAGCGATCTATTTCGCGGCCGGTCTCCCCGGCCCCGAAGCCTGGAGCCGAAAGCAGCGCGCCACCGTCGAGAACATGGACAAGCGCATGCAGCTTGCCGAGGCCGTCGCCCTCTTCGGTCCGCGCGCGGCCGCGCACTTCCCCAAATCCGAAACTCCAAAGCTGACCGGCGCCATCAAACCATGGCCGCCGATGAAGGCCGAGGAAGAGTTCAGAAAACTGGCCTACCGCCTGATCGGCGAGGATCGCGTGCTCGAACGTGCCTCGATCGTCGCCGCCAACAGAGCCTTGAGGTGACTTGTGTCTGGCTATCTCAACGAAGTAACCCTGATCGGTAACTTGGGCGCCGATCCTGAAATCCGCCGCACCCAGGACGGCCGGCCGATCGCCAGCCTCCGGCTTGCAACCACCGAGAGCTGGCGCGACCGCAACACCGGCGAGAAGCGCGAGAAGACGGAGTGGCATAGCGTCGTCGTCTTCAATGAACAGCTCTGCAAGGTCATCGAGCAGTACGTCCACAAGGGCGATAAGATCCTCGTGAGAGGCCAGCTCGCCACCTGCAAATGGCAGGATCAGAACGGCAACGACCGTTACTCGACCGAAATCGTGCTGCAGGGCTTCAACGCGTTCCTGACCATGCTGTTGGGCCGCCGCGAAGGCTCCAGCTACCGCGCCGGCGATGGCGCTTCCGACTATGGCTATGACGGCGACCGTGCCGCCGGCTCTTCCTCCTCTTCCAGACAGTCCACCGGTCCCGGCTCGAGCCGTGACTTCAACGACGACATTCCCTTTTGACGGAGACGACGATGGGGCAAGTGCTCAGCAATGATCCGGCCGCGACGGTCGGAGGCGTACCGATCGGCGCCGTGAAGGCCGCGGCGAAGGCGATTAGCAAGCAAGCAGCTGGCGAGCAGCCGGCCGAAGAGGCGCAAACCGAGGCCTTCGACAAAAAGGAAACAGGAGCGTCGGAGGCGCACGGCGTCGCGCGCGACCAGCTCCGCGCCTTCATCGAGCGGATCGAGCGCCTCGAGGAAGAAAAGGCGACGATCGCCAGCGACATCAAGGACGTCTATGGCGAGGCCAAAGCCATGGGCTTCGACACGAAAATCCTGCGCAAGGTCATCCGCATCCGCAAGCAGGATCACGATGAACGCATAGAGCAGGAGGCGATCCTCGACACCTACCTCCAGGCGCTTGGCATGGTGTCAGCGGGGGAGGACGAGTGATGTCGACGATAGTTACCCTGCTTTGCGAAACTCAGATCGAGCTTGCACGGATCTCCGAAAGCGACTTCCGAGACGAGCTGCGCCGCCGCACCATCATCATGGAAGAGATCAAGGAAGAAGTTCGCCAGGACGTCTTGGACACGCTCTCGCCGAGTTCTTCCGCGACCGAGGATCTTTTCAATGAAATCGAGCGCCGGAAGGTGACCCACGATCATTGGACCGATCGCGTCTATAGGCTCCTCGCTGAAGGTGATTGCGCAGGCGCGATGGACATCATGCATCGCGAACTCGACCTTTCCCCCCCGTCCCACGAGTGCGCGATCGCCGACCTCATCGCCGGCCGTAAAGGAACCGCCCATGTTTAAAACCAAGAAGGCGGCCTTTCAGGCTGCGCTGTCATCCGTGAAGGATGCGGTCAACAGCAAGAACACGATCCCGCACCTCGCCAACATCGCGGTGGAACGCCACGCCGAAGGCATCCGCCTGCGCGCGACAAACCTCGATATCGAGATCGCCGCGCCCTTCCAAGCCGAGATCGGCGCCGACTTCTCCGGCTTCACATTTCCCGCCAAGACCGTCACCTCGATTGTTGGAGCGGTCGACGACGGCAAGGACATATCCTTCGAGGCAGTGATGCTTGGCAACAAGCTCGAGGCGGTGACGATCCGTTCCGGCCGGTCGAGGATCAAGGTTCCGATCCTGCCCCTCGCCGATTTCCCGATCCTCGACCAAGGCGAACTACCTTTTGCGGTGTCGCTCGGCAGTTCATCCTTCATCCGCTGCCTCTCGGCCGTCGACTATGCCTGCTCGACCGAGGAGACGCGCCACTACCTGAACGGCGTGTTCCTCGACGCGTCGGAGGCCGGGCTGATGTTCGTGGCGACCGATGGCCACCGCATGGCCCGTCGCTTGCTACCGTCGTCAGATGTCGACGATCCTATCGAAAGCATGCCGAAGGTGATCCTACCCAGGGAAACCGCGCCGCTGCTCGTCAAGCACCTGCCGAAGGACGAGACGCTGTCGATCTCCCTTTCTGAGTTCCGCATCCGCTTCGCGGCGGGGAACATCGTCATCATCTCGAAGCTCGTCGAGGGCACCTATCCCGACTATCGCCGGCTGTCGCCCGGCTCGCACAAGATCCGCGCCCGGATCAGTGGCGCCGAACTAAAGGCGGCTATCGCCCGCGTGCTGACAGTTAACACTGAGAAGGGCAACGCCGTCCGCTTCACCTTCGATAAGACGTCAGCGACACTCACCTCTCGGCCGGGCGACGCTGGCGAGGCTGAGGACGTCGTCACCGCCGCCAGCGACGGCGAATTCGTCGTCGGCATGAACGGCGCCTATCTCCGAGAAACGATCGATCACCTCGACACCGAGGAAATCGAACTCGACTTCAACGATCCCGCATCGCCGATCCTGCTGCGCAAGCCAGGCGAGACCGACACCCACACCATCATCATGCCGATGCGCGTCTAGGAGGCCACCATGATTACCGAGATCACTAAAGACGCGATCAGGAAGGTTCAAGCCGCACTCGGCCGCGAAGGCGTCTATGTTTCGTGGAGTACAACGCAGCGGGCGCTTGCCGCCGCATTCAAGGGTAAAGGTTATCAGGATCGCGTTTCAGCCGCTCATTCTGCCCTTTTTCATGATGACCCAACCGACGTCCCAGAGCGCCTTGCTCGCTTCTTCGAGGAGGTCAACGAAACCTGCCACGCATTCGGCATGTCTCGCGAGGACGCGCACAAGCTTGTCGATTACACCTATGACCGGCCGGTCGGCGATCCAGCCAAGGAGATCGGCGCCGCCCTGCTCACCCTCGCTTCGCTTTCCGTCGTAACTGGCTTCGACATGATGAGCTGCGCCGAGGCAGATCTCGAAAAGCTACAGCGGCCCGAGACGATCGCTCGCATCCGGGCCAAGCGGTCAACCCGCCATGGTCGCGGACCATTGCCTGGCTTTGACGCTGAACAACGGGTGCCTGAATGAGCAGCCGGCGCGACCAGATCCGCGAAAAGATCATGGCGCGCGTCATGATCGACCCGGTGACCGGTTGCTGGAACTGGACCGGGCCGACCTCAGGCAAGACCGGCCGAGGCAAGGATTATCCGCGCATGTGGTTGAGCGGCCAGACGGTCGCCGTGCATCTCGTCATGTGGACCAATGAGCACGGATACATCCCCGGCAAGAGGCAGCTCGACCACAAGTGCCGCAACCGCCTCTGCGTCAATCCGGACCCCAAGCATACCGAGCTGGTGACGCACAAGGAAAACCAGAAGCGCCGCGACAGAGCCCGCGCGGCAATGATCCGACACAACGGCGGCCCGCCGCTTGAGTGCGCGGAGGTGCTATGATGCGTGCCGCTGACGGTCCCTTAGGCAAGATCTTCACGCTCGACGAGGCGAGCGCCTATCTACGCATGACCGGGCGCGCGATCGCCAAAGTTGCCAAGCGTGAAGGTCTGTGCACTATTTCCGGTCGAGACATGCTCTTCAGCGAGAGCGACCTTCTGGCAATTTGGGATGCGATGCGATGCCCCTCAAGCTCGTCCAGCGCAAAGGCTCGGACTTCTACTACATCCGTGGCACCGTCCGCGGACAAAGCCTATTCGAATCTACTGGCACTCGCGACAGAGAAGTCGCGGAAGCGATCCGTATCAAAACGGAAAGCCGGCTGCTGAACGAAAGCGTTCACGGCAAGAAAGCCCTGATCACGTTCGAAGAGGCCGCAGAGTCATACATCGCGTCTGGCGGCTCCGAACGATTTCTCATCAAGGTCTCACCCTCGACCGGAAAGGTCTCCGGCATTGTCGCGCATTTTCGAGGCAAGCTGCTGAAGGACCTGACCCAGTCAGATCTTGACGCGGCCGCTCGCATTCTCTTCCCGACAGCCTCGGCCGAGACGCGCAACCGTCAATGCTACACGCCCTTCATCGCCGTCTGGAACCATGCCGCCGGCAACCAGTGGGCCGAGGTTCGCCAATGGAAGCGGCCGCGCAAGGCGAAGGGTACGAACATCGTAAAACTCAAGGTGCGCGCCGGCACCAAGCCGACGAGCTATGACCGAGCTGCCCAGTTCGTCGCCGCCATGTCACCCGCACCGGCTCAGTTGATGACCGCCCTATTCTACACCGGCATGCGACCAATCGAGATGTTCCTCCTCGAGGCGTCAGACGTGAACATGCCAGGACGATGGATAACGCTCGACGCTAGCAAGACAGGCGAGCCGCGCGGCATTCCCATCCACGAGTTTCTAGTGCCGCTCTTCGAGGCGCTGGTGGCCCGTGGCGGCGTTCTTTTCCGCTCGCACAAGGGAGACCTCTACCCGCCGACGGAGGAGTTTGGCGGCCAGATTTCCAGCGCCATCACCGGCGCCCGCCATCGCCTTAAGAAACGCGGCGTCTCTATTGTCGACATCGCGCCCTATACTGCCCGCCACACAGTATCCACGCAGCTCGTCATCAACGGCATCCACCCCTACATCAAGGATCAGATCCTCGGCCACGCCGCCGACGACATGAGCCGCCACTACACCCATGTGCCGCAGCAGCCACTGATCGATGCCATCAACACCCTGCCCGTGCCGCAGCTCTGGCGCGATCAGGAATGGTGGAGCGATCCAGTCTACTGGTCGCGAAGACTGGTGAAGTGGGGTGATCCGGCGAAACGCCGAGTGCAGAAGCTGGGTTAGCGCAACTGTGCATTATCCGTGCACAGCGCTTGCGAAAAGCGAAATTCATGTTTAGCTACGCATGCTTACAAAGGCTCGCTGCTGGCCTTGGTAAGGGAGAGGCCGAGAGTTCAAATCTCTCTAGCAGCACCATTTTTCCTCTAGAGAACAGTTATTCGCCAGCCATGAAGGCCGATGCCTTACGCCTGCGTTTGCCGCGGCAGGTACCAGACGTCGACGGGGAGCCGCCGGCCCGCCAGGGCGGCTGATTTCAGGGACATCCAGCCGGCTGTCGGGATCGGGCCTTGCAGCCGCTCGATCAGCGCAAGCGAGATCACAAGCGGAGCGTCGAGCGACTTGGCCAGGGTTTCGAGTCTCTGCGCCACGTTCACCGCATCGCCTATCACGGTGAACTCGCTGTGGACGCCGCTGTCCAGAACGCCTCCGACGACCGTGCCGTAGTGCAGGCCGATGACGGCATCGAGGGTGGGATAGCCGTTCGAGAGGTTGTGGTTCCTCCAGTCGTCGAGCGCATCGACCAGATCCAGCGCACAGGCAAGTGCCCGGTCGGCATCGTTTTCCATGGGCCGCGGCTGTCCGAATACGGCCATGACACCGTCTCCGATGAACTTGTCGACGGTCCCCCCATGATCGAAGATCGTCTGGGAGACGAACCGGCGGTATTCCGCCAGAACGGAGGCCAGATCGCCGGCGGTGGCAGTCTCGGCGAATCTGGTGAAGTCGCGCAGGTCGACGAACATGATCGCCGCGTTGCGCCGGCCGAGGCCGAAAGCATCGCCGCCTTTCTGCAGTTCCGCCACGATCAGCGGCGAGAAGAACCGCGAGAGATTGCGACGCCGCTGGTCCGCTTCGAGCGCCTCGTTGCGCGTCCGGTCGTGATCCCTCGCAAGCAGGTAGGTGGCAAAGGCTGTGAAGCCGAAGCTCACCGTCAGCCCGAAGTCCTGACTGAAGAAGGAAGAAAGCAGCGCCATGACGTCTCTGGCCCCGTGTCTCACCGCCGAGAGGGCCAGCATGGCCACCCAGGAAACGAGGACGATCCCGGAAAAAGTGAGAACGAGGCGGCGGTCGAGCTGGAGGCCCGCGTGGATGAGCAGGACGAAACCGACCACGAGGCTGGTCGTGGTCAGGTTATGGTCCTCGGAAGCCGGAGCGAGGATATAGGCGTAAAGGATCGCCGCGACGAGCAGCCCGTCCAGAACGACGAACAGCGTCTTGAGCCAGAAGCGGCCGGGGAGAAACAGTGCGGTCGCGACCGAAACGATGCTGATGATGAAATAGGCGATGACGACGACGTAGTGCGTGTCTCTGGTTCCCTCGCTTCCACCGAGCAGGAGGTTTGCAATCAAGATCGCGAAGGCGACGAACCTCAGTGCGCTCGAGCGGATTTCCTTTGCGAAGTCCCCGGGTGCGTGAAGCGTATACGTCAT